GCAGATGTTGTGTCTGAGAAATGGCTTGCCTTCCAAGTTGCTACCAGTTATGGTCTTGACAAAGCTACTATGGAAGAGAGACTTGAGTGGACTAGAGAGAATGTCTCACTTGTCTCAGCTGTCGCAACCAATCCCATTGCTTTCTTAGGAACGTGGGAAGGTGCGGAAGAACCATGGCAGTTTCTAGCTGCCTGTGATGAGTACTACCACTGTTGTATTAAACAGGATAGACATACTACATCACTACCTGTGGCTACCGACGCTACATGCTCAGGCTTGCAAATACTTGCTGGTCTGGCTCGGGATAAGTCCACTGCTACACTGGTCAATGTCGTCCCCTCTGATAAGCCGCAAGATGCGTATGCAAAAGTGGCAGAGACAGCACTAAGCTTAGGGATTCCAACCAGTGTACACCCTGTATGGGATAGAAAGTGTGTCAAACGTACTGTTATGACTATACCATACAACGCTAAACCATTCTCCAATAGGTCTTACATCAAGGAAGCACTACAAGAGAAAGGTATAGAGGTCGATAAAGATGACCTCACCACCATTGTCAAAGCTGTACGTGAAGCCATGCACATGATCGTGCCCGGGCCAATGTCAGTTATGAAATGGATCGAGACAGAGGTGTCTAAGTCTATCAAGCGTGGAGCAGACTACATTGAATGGACAACACCATCAGGCTTCGTTGTTAAGCAACGGATTATGAAGAAGAAAGTAGAACGTCTAGACCTACAACTTCTTGGCAGATGTCAACTTAGTGTTGCTACAGATGAGACCAATGACGTCGATCTCAGTAGGCACAAGGCAGCCACTGCACCCAACCTGATACATAGTCTCGACGCATCTCTCTTACACCTCGCTGTGCGTAGTTTTGATGAACCAATCGCACTAATTCATGACAGTGTGTTAAGCAGATGTTGCGACATGGATAAATTATCTGCTATAATAAGGGAGAAGTACATGATTCTCTTTGCAGAACATGACTATCTCATTGACTTTGCCCGACAGATCGGAGCAGAGACAGAACCGCCTATCATTGGCGATTTACAACCCGAAACGGTTATAGAATCCACTTATTTTTTCTGTTAACTATGATTTAGACCCTTTCTTCTCAAACTCTGATAGTCTATTCAGTAGTTTCTTTGCACCAACAGAGATCTACGTTGTAGCTAAAGAGGACATTGAGAAAGCACAACAAGCTCAATACAAAGAGCAAGTCGAAGCAATCGACAAAAGAATAGAATACCTCCAAAGCAAAAAAGCTGAGGTACAAAAATTAATCACACCCGCAAAGGAGACCGCAAATGCCTAAAAACGTCCACGTGACTGACGAGATTAAACTAGAAGGCTTCCAAGCCATACTTGAACCCGGTAAGTTCGGTTACTCACTCGCTGCTATTGTAGACGAGACAGTGATCGACGCACTTGAGACTGAGAGACAAGCTGTCCTTACATGGGCACAGTCCAAGTTGAAGAACCCAAAGAGAGCTACACTCAAGCCAACACCATGGGAAGAGGTAGCTGAAGGTAAATATAAAATTAAGTTCTCGTGGGGAGAGGACAAGAGACCCGGCGTAGTCGACACCGAGGGAACACCTATCACAGATAAGAAGACACCATTGTATGGCGGATCTACAGTTAAGCTTGGTTTCTTTCAGAAGCCTTATATCCTCAGAGATGGAGTCACCTATGGTAGTAGTCTTAAGCTACTTGGCGTACAAGTTGTCGCTGTAGGAGAAGGTGCCGCTGTTGATACAGACAGCATGGATGAAGCAGCAGTAGCCGATATGTTCGGTACTACTGAAGGCTTCAAGACATCTGAACCTAAGCCTGTGACTGTACCTCCAGCTGAAGATGACGAAGAAGAAGACTTTTAGGTCTAAACTTGAACAGAGTGTCGCAAAGATACTCGACCAAGTAGGTGCTAAGTATGAGTATGAGCCACACAAGGTTGCTTATACCATACAGCACCACTACAACCCAGACTTTTGCCTAGTCAATGGTGTAATGCTAGAGACTAAAGGCTACTGGGATGCAGAAGATAGACGTAAGATCAAGGCGGTCATGCGAGACAATCCCGACATTGATTTACGTATGGTATTTCAAGCTCCTTTCAATAAGATTAGCAAGAAATCCAAAACTACTTATGCCCAATGGTGTGAGAAGCATGGCATCAAATGGGCATCAGCACACGCAATCCCCATAGATTGGTTAATATAATGAATGAAAGCGAATTTGTGGCACACGAACCATGTCCTAACTGTGGTTCATCAGATGCTAACTCAGTTTACTCTGATGGTCACAAGTTTTGTTTTGCGTGCCAGACGTACACCCCGGCGGACGGGGACACACCCACCCATATAATGAACAATGATGAACGAGTACAATTCCTCGGGTCAGCTGAACAGCTGCACAAACGAAAAATCAGCGAAGCCACCAACTCATTCTACCGAATCTACAGATACGGTAACACCCTCCGCTTCCCATATTATAATGACAGCGGCCAAGTTGTTGGATTCAAAATTAAATCAAAAAAGAAAGACTTTCATTACGAAGGTGGAAGAACAGATCAGCTCTTTGGACAGCATCTTTTCCCCACCAACGGAAAGCGAATAGTTATTACAGAAGGAGAACTTGATGCCGCCAGTTGTTACGAGGTTATGTCAGGTTGGCCGATGGTCAGCCTACCTCATGGTGCGGCGTCAGCCAAGAAAGACCTCCAAAAAGCAATCCCATTCTTACAGGGATACCAAGAGATCGTCCTCTTCTTCGACAACGATGAAGCAGGGCGTCAGGCCACTGAACTTGCCTCGGGAATACTCCCATCTGGCAGAGTCAAAGTTGCCCGTCTCGAGAATTATAAAGATGCTTCAGATGCTCTCCAAGCTGGGGATACTGACAGTATCAGAAAAGCCATCTGGGATGCAAAGCCATACAGACCAGACGGAATCATAGATGGTAAGAACTTATTTGACATAGTTACTGAACCAACCAAACCATGTGACCATGAGTACCAATACAAAGGACTGAATGACAAGCTACATGGTATTAGATATGGCGAACTTATTACGATCACAGCCGGTACAGGCAGTGGTAAGACTTCATTTGTTAGAGACCTAGCAACTGGCTTGTGTAAACAAGGAGAGACTGTAGGTATACTAGAACTGGAGTCCAATACAAAGCGTACAGCTCTTGGCTTGATGTCAGCAGCTGTAGGTAAAGCACTCCACATCGGAGAACACCCAGAAGAAGAACTTAAGGAGGCATTTGATGCAACGCTCGCTAATTGGAACGTATTTCTTTTTGATGGCTTTGGTAGTTTTGACCCGGATGTTATTTACAACAGGATCGAATACCTTGCCAGTGGATTGGAATGTCGTATTATATTCCTAGACCACCTAAGCATATTGCTGTCAGGACTTGACGGTGATGAAAGACGTATGATTGACTCTACGATGACTAGACTTAGAAGTCTTGTCGAACGTACAGGCATCACATTATATTTAGTATCACACTTACGGAGATCAAACAGTGACAGTAATTCGCACGAGGAGGGAGGACGTGTATCCCTCGGACAACTACGAGGCTCTCATTCGATCTCTCAAATCAGCGATACAGTCATCGCTCTGGAGAGAGACCAACAAAGCGAAGATGCTAACAACATTACAACTGTTAGAGTTCTTAAAAACCGATATTCGGGAGAAGTTGGCGTCGCAACGAGATTAACCTACGACCTATCCACTACTAACTTTTATGAAACTACGACCGATGAACAGCCAGAGTTTGACCCAGCCGTCGACTTCTAGGCTAATTAAACCTAACCCACCCACTAGGAGACAGATTGACAGAGCACAATTCAAAGACAAAACCTATCACCCTCCTGTTCGATCTAGAAACAACGCCACTAACGGCAAGAAATAAAGAGATCCACTGCCTAGTCACGATGGACTATGAGACAGGTGAGATCACAAGATACAACGACACAGGAATGACAGACCCTATCATCAGAGGAGTTCAGTATCTAGAACTTGCTGATACTATTATAGGACATAACATCATTGGCTTTGACTTGCCAGTGATAAAACATATCTACCCTTTCTTTGAACCAAAGGGTGTGATCGTAGATACACTTATACTATCAAGGCTATACCACGCTGACATGCTGAATACCGACAGAAACGCACAGCACAAAGGTATGCCTACCAAACTGTATGGTCGCCACTCTTTAGAATCATACGGCTACAGGTTGGGAGAATACAAGGGGAACTTTGGAGAGACTTCCGACTGGCTAAAATGGTCACAGGAGATGGAGGACTATTGCGAACAAGACGTTATTGTTACAAATAAATTATGCCAACATTTCCACCCTTACCTGACTGGGTACAACTAGAACATCAGGTCGCACACATACTACAAAAACAAGAAGAACATGGATGGTATTTCAACCAACAAGCCGCATACGAGCTCGAATCAACTCTGCGAAGAGAAATGGAAGAAGCTACAGAAATATTACGCAGAAAGTTCGGGTTCGTTGCTGGAGCAGTGTTTACACCTAAGCGAAATAACAGGACACAAGGGTACGTACAAGGATGCCCATTTACAAAACTTAAACAACTTAACCCAACATCAAGAGACCACATAGCATGGATACTGAAGACCCACGAGAACTGGACACCGACACAACTCACTGCCACAGGCAAAGCAGTCGTAGACGAGACAGTATTGAAAGATATTGGGTCGGAGACAGCCCTCTTGTTTCTGAGATGTCTCGATATTACCAAGAAATTGGGGATGATCTCGGAAGGCGTGAACGCATGGAACAAGCTTGTTACGACGTGTAACAGGATACATCACCATTGTTCAGTCGCCACCAACACATTTCGATGTGCACACAGAAAACCAAATTTAGCACAAGTACCAAGTGACGAAAGATTTAGAAAGCTATTTCAAGCTACACCTACTAAAGTTCTGGTCTCTGCCGATCTTAGTGGCATTGAGCTCAGGATGCTCGCCCACTACCTCGCCAGATACGATAAAGGACGATATGCTAAAATCCTTACCACAGGAGATATACACCAAACCAATGCAGAAAGGATCGGAATTACTAGAAGACAAGTTAAAACAGTTACCTACGCCTTCCTTTACGGTGCCGGAAACGTTAAATTAGGGAGGAGTTTTGATAAGTTACTATCCGAAGAATCCGCTGCACAAAAGGGAGCGGATATACGTAAAGCTTATGTTGCTGCCATTCCGGGTCTTGCGGAGTTGCTACAAGCTTGTAAGGTACGTAGTGAGAGAGGTTATGCAAACGCCATCGACGGTCGTCGTATCGGCGTGGACAAAGGGCATAAGTTTCTCAACTACCTCTTACAGGGATCAGCAGCGACAATCGCCAAAAGATGGATGGTCATTATAAACCAATGCCTTCCACCTGATGGACACCAGTTATCATTCATACATGACGAACTAAACTATGAATGTTACCCAAAAGATGCTAAGGAATTAGCTCAATGGCTCGAGCTTG